ATGCCGTATGAAACTAGATGCAAGTAATTGGATAGAGGAACTAGCCTTTGTCTAAAGTTGCTTCTGATGCCGCTTTATGCTATAATAAACCTAAGAAAATAATGTTGCTAGGCAGTGCTGCAAACACCCCTAGCCGGATAAACCTGAGTTGGAGGTTCATCATGGATACCATATCATCTTATGCCCAAGACGGCAATCCCCCAGAGAAACGCTGTTCTGTCTGTAAGGGTCTCTTCCTCGCTACTACTGAATACTTTTATCGTAACGGAAAAAACTTTCAAAGTCAGTGCAAAAACTGTCAACGTGCTTATCATGCAGTTTATGACAAAGTTTATAGTGAAGATTATTTGAAACGTCCAGCAGTACGAGAACGCCGACGTATTTTGAATAGAGAACGGAAGAAACGTCCAGAGGTACAGGCATATAACAAGGCTTATAATGAAGTCTACAATGAGACTTATCAAAAAGAATATCGTAGTCGCCCAGAAGTACAAGATCATAGACGAAGTTATCATCAAGTCTATGATCCGATTTGGCGTAGCCGTCCAGAAATCCGTATTCAACGGCAATCTTATCAAAGAGATCGTGAAGCTCATAAAAAGACAATCCCTGGTACCCTCACTCCTCAGCAAATACAAGATAAGCTGAAATCCCAACACTATGCTTGTTACTACTGCTTTGCCAAACTACAGAAGAAGGAAGGAAGATACATCTTTCATCTTGAACATACTGTCCCTGTAAGCCGTATTGAATGCGAACCACGACATGATATTAACTTTGTGGTATTAGCTTGCCCTACATGTAATCGGAAAAAGCATGATAAGTTACCTCATGAATGGCCTGAAGGTGGAAGATTGCTATGATTTGGGAAATACTGGGGGTACAAAATGGGTCAAGATAAGCCCCAAAATAGCCCTAATGTAAGGGACGTAAACGCAGTACAGAGAGTGGCTTTAGCCCTTAGGCTTAGAGCGCAGAAAGTGAAATATTCCGATATCGCAAAGGCTTGTGGGTATGGCTCGGCAGGAGCAGCACACAAGGCGGTCATGCGTGAATTAGAGCGCACGATTAGCGAGGATGTTGCAGAGTTGCGCCGTGAAGAATTGGACTCATTAGAGCGGCTAGAACTGGAATGCTGGAAACGCTTATCAGATAAAGAGTACAGCAAAAGTATGCTTTTCGCTGTTGACCGCATTGTAGCCATCAAGGAGCGGCGTGCTCGCTTAATGGGTCTTGACCAGACACCGGATAGTGTCTTGAATGCAGGTATGGTTGTTGTGCGTGAAGCACCTCCCGGCTTGTTAGGAGAACCGAAGCTATGAGCATTGCCATTGCAACAAAACAAGAAATTATCATCAAAGCACCTGAGTTGCGCGGTGGTAATCTTGCGCTTATGGCTAATCGTGATCTTGAGGTGACTCTTGAGGGACCGGCAGGCAGTGGGAAGACGATAGCAACCCTCTTGAAGATCCACCTGATGCTTCTCGCATATCCTGATACAAAGGCTCTTGTCGCTCGTAAGACAAATACCGCGCTCGCTGGCTCTGCCATTGCAACGTATCGTGACTACATCCTTGATCCTCGTGAGGGTGTGCGCTATTTCGGCGGCAATAAAGTGAAACCTGCTGCATTTGAGTATCCTAATGGCTCTGTAATGATTGTCAATGGCCTTGATAAACCTGACAAGATTAAAAGTTGGGAGTTCTCGCTTGCGTACATAAATGAGGCGACAGAATGTACAGAAGAAGATATTGAGTTTGTGCGTTCTCGCTTGCGTCAAGGCAAGACGCCCTATCACCAGCTCATCATGGATGTTAACCCTGATGCGCCGACTCACTGGCTTAACCAACGTATGAATGAAGGTGTCACAACCCGCTTGCTATCGAGACATGAGGATAATCCAAGATTTTACGATACTGCTACACAAGATTGGACTGAGGAAGGGCGCAATTATATCGAGGGCGTGCTCGGTGGTCTAACAGGCGTGCGATTGGCACGTTTGCGTTATGGCATCTGGGCGGCGGCAAGCGGCACTGTGTATGAGGAGAGTTGGGATAGAGCACGCAATGTTATTGATCCATTCCCTCTTCAACCTGAGTGGCCGCGCTATCTTGGCATTGACTTTGGCTATGTCCATCCTTTTGTATGCTTGTGGGCGGCTATTGATAATGACGGGCGCATTATCATCTACCGGCAAATCTACAAGACAAAAACGCTGGTTGAGGACCATGCCAAACAAATCAAGCATCTCTCACGTTGGGGTCAAGACGGTGGTGATCCTCTACCACGTGAAATCATCTGCGACCATGATGCTGAGGATAGAGCGACCTTAGAACGTCACTTAGGGCTTTACACGATGCCTGCACATAAGAGCGTGAGTGATGGTATTCAAGCCGTTGCCTCTCGTTTCAAGGCAGCAGGCAATGGTAAACCGCGTATTGTGATCTTTCGTGACTCGCTGAAAGATGTTGATCGTGAGTTAGCTCTTGCCAAGAAACCCATCCGATTAGAGGATGAGCCAGATATTTATGTCTGGGATACAAGACAGGGCATAAAGAAGGGTGAAGCACCCTTGAAAGAGAATGACGACGGGTTAGATTCTCTTAGATATCTAACGGCTAGATTTGACTTGAAACCCACGGATGTAAAATACTCAGCTCGTATATATTAGGAGTCACGATAGATGCAAGGATTAGCACTGCCACCAACACAGCAAGCACCTGCTGCACAAGCTATGCCAGTGTACGAGATTACGGACGCTGATAAAGAACGCCAGAAGAAGATAGCTGAAGCATGGAAAGCATATGATGGTGAGTTTGAGCCTCAACTACAAAAGACGCCTGAAGGTGTTGACCCTAACGTTATCAACAATCAGTGCTCACCTATCGTTGATACTGGCATTGACTTCTTGTTTGGTCAGGAGATAGAGATTAGCGTCGAGAAAGGCGGTCCCAAAGAAGCTCAGGATTTCCTCAACGATGCATGGGGTGAGAAAGAGGTACGTATTCCCCTCTTGCAAGATTTGGGCATGAATGGGGCAATGGCTCGCAATGCTTTCTTACGTATCGTGCCTTCGTCAGATAAGCCCGGCAAACAGAAGACGTTTCGCCTTGTAGCTGTTGACCCCTCAACTGTCTTTGTGCAGACAGCACCGCAGGATTGCGAGACGGTGCTCCTCTATTGCATCGAGTATTGCTCTGATGAGAAGCAAGACGGCAAGCCTGTACGGGTGTACTACCGTGAAGAGATAGCGCGTATTGACCCAGACGGCAAATCATCTCTTGGTGAACCTGACGATGATGATACCTGGAGCATTCAGCACTGGACACAGGTTGCTCAACATGGGATGCAACCCAAGCTTACCGGGTGGACACCGGCAGGTGAGCCTATTATATGGCCGTTTCGCTTCCCTCCACTCTTTCATTGCAAGAATCTGCCTCGACCTAATGAGTTCTGGGGGCGTGCTGATATACGCACTGACATCATTGGCATGAATAAGGCGCTTAACTTAGATCAATCGTGTATCATGCTAGATGAAATTCTTTATGGTCAACCTATCCTCTATGCCAACGGGATGGGAGAAGGGAATCTAAGTCGCAAACCTGGCTCAATTATTCAACTGCCTCTGCCTGAGAGCAAGATTACGGCGGTTGCTATCCCTAGTGATATTCCCAATGCGCTCAAGTTTGCCGCCGATCTACGCAGTAGCATTGACGAGACGAGTAGTGTGCCAGGGGTAGCAACTGGGCGTATCTCTACGATGCCACGCGGCAATCTGAGCGGTATAGCCCTGGAACTACTGTTCATGTCGCTTATCAAACAAACTCATAAAAAGCGCAATTTATACGGCAAGTTAATCATAGATGTGAGCAAAGCATTGTTGGTACTCAATGGCATGAGTGGTGATATTGGTATCTCTATAGCATGGCAGTCACCTTTACCAAAGGACGATTTACCCGCAATTCAAGGAGCCGTCTTGCTCAAACAGGTTGGTATATCAGACACAACGATTCAAAGAGATCTTGGCTACGATCCTGAAGAAGAGTTAAAGCTGAACCAATCTGAAAACGCTCGAAAACTTGAGCAACAACAGGCAATGCTTGCGGTCACTCAAC